TCCACATTGGAAAATGGACGAAGGAGCATCTTGCTCACTACGTTTCTTACCCGATGCGGATACTAACAATTCGTTCTTTTGGATTGAGAGACAAGTTATTAAACTACCGTTTAATGGCGTGAAAGGTGATCCTAATGTGAGACAAGTAACAGTACAAGTACCGTGCGTAGAAATGTTCGGTGAAAATTGTCCTGTATTAGCAGAAGTTCGTCCTTGGTACAAAGACGAAACTCTTAAAGAAATGGCAAACAAATACTGGAAGAAAAGATCATATATCTTTCAAGGTTTTGTTCGTCAAAATCCAATTGGGGAAGACAGCACCCCTGCGAATCCTATTCGTAGATTTGTTATTTCACCTCAAATCTTTCAAACTATCAAAAGTTCATTGATGGATCCTGAGATTGAAGAATTGCCAACTGATATGATGCGTGGTCTTGATTTTAATATCAGAAAGACTACAAAAGGTCAGTATGCTGATTATTCAACATCGTCATGGTCTAGGAAAGAATCTGCACTAACAGATGTAGAACAAGCGGCTATCGAAGCACACGGTCTATTTAATCTAGCAGACTTCTTACCTAAGAAGCCTTCAGAAGCAGAACTCAGAGTCATTAAAGAAATGTTCGAGGCATCAGTAGATGGTCGTCCATATGACACTGACAAGTTTGGAGCATACTATCGTCCTTTCGGTATCGATGCACCCGAGACTGCTAAAGTAGATGAATCAACTTCAAGTGCACCAGCACCCGCAGTTGAGACACCTGCCCCAGTCGCAGAACCAGTAGTAGAAACTGCACCAGCAGTAGAAACTCCTTCAGCGGCCCCAGCAGAAAGTTCTGAACCATCAAGTGATAAAGCACAAGACATTCTAGCAATGATCCGTGCAAGACAAAACAATTCTTAATTGTTAGTCTGGGGGAGGCAACTCCCCCATATTTTGTAGGAGAAAATTAAAATGACACTACCAGACGAAAGATTTAGAGCCCTTAAACAAGGGAAGAAATTATTAGAAGAATTATGCGATCCGGGTAAAACTCCGCGTGTACCAAGTCTTATCAGAGATAGGGCAAGAGCCGCACTAAGACATTACCCTGCTGATTTCGATTTAGATGATATGGCAGAAGCCTGCCCAGAAATCTTGCAAAAGCCTTCTAACTCTAGTAGAATTAACAACAAACAATCTAATCAATAGGAGTAATTGTGGCAAAACCATTTGACGTTTCCAAATTTAGGAAAGACATAACCAAATCCATTGACGGCTTGTCAATAGGATTCAATGATCCAACAGACTGGATCTCAACGGGTTCTTATGCACTCAACTATCTTATCTCAGGTGATTTTCACAGAGGTGTTCCTTTAGGTAAGGTTACTGTATTTGCAGGAGAATCAGGCGCAGGTAAATCATATTTCGCCGCAGGCAACATTGTAAAGTCAGCACAAGATCAGGGCATCTTTGTAGTCTTAATTGACTCAGAGAATGCACTTGATGAAACTTGGCTACATGCATTGGGTGTCGATACTTCAGAAGAAAAACTTTTGAAGTTGAGCATGAGTATGATTGACGATGTAGCAAAAACTATCTCAACCTTTATGAAAGATTATAAAGACATGGCAGACGAAGAACGTCCTAAAGTGTTATTTGTAATTGACTCATTGGGTATGTTACTGACCCCAACTGATGTTGATCAATTTGACAAAGGTGATATGAAAGGTGACATGGGTCGTAAGCCTAAGGCATTGACTGCTTTAGTTAGGAACTCAGTTAACATGTTCGGTAGTTATAACGTTGGACTCGTTGCAACTAATCATACATATGCATCACAAGATATGTTTGACCCAGACGATAAAATCTCTGGTGGTCAAGGCTTTATCTATGCATCAAGTATCGTAGTTGCTATGAAGAAAATGAAACTAAAAGAAGACGCCGCAGGAAATAAAATCTCTGATGTCAGAGGTATTCGTGCAGGTTGTAAAGTAATGAAGACTCGTTATGCAAAACCTTTCGAGGGTGTGCAAGTGAAGATTCCTTATGAAACAGGTATGAATCCCTATTCTGGTTTAGTTGATTTGTTTGAGAAATCAGGCTTACTAACTAAGCAAGGCAATCGTTTAAAGTATATCACTCAATCTGGTGAAGAAGTTCTCAAGTTTAGAAAGCCTTGGGAAGCAAATGAAGACGGGTGTTTGGATATGCTTATGTCAGAATACTCTGAAGTTAAAACTGCGTTGGATAATGTAAATAACGAAGAAGACGTATTAGAAACTGTAGAGGAATAGCATATGAATTTGAATGATTTAGCCAGAATCTGGGAAATCATCAAACCTTCGATTGAAGATGGTGATATACACGAAGCGGCTGACGTACTCGTCAATCATTTAATCGATGAAGGCATGACTGCACAAGAAATAAAGAAAGCCTTCAAAGACGATAAAAAGATCAAGGAAGCATTATCTTACTTTTCAGAAGACGAAGATGAAGTTTGGGAAGAAGACGATGATGACTATGATGAAGTTGATGATGAGTGGGATTAGGGGTATTACTTGAATTGGTATACACGTATTAGCCATGACTTGTCAGTAATACCTGACTTCATTGCTCATTACGAATCAGAACTGCTGTCTAGTAAAAAGGATTGCATTGTCAGTGGTTATGTTGAGAAACATATATCAGCACTGCCAGGCATAACAGAACATCGTTTCAATCAACTACAAGAGATTGAAGCGGTGCTCAACCTTCTTAATATCAAACTACGTAAGATTCGCAGAACACATTTTCAAAAATACTTAGAGAAATATCAACGAGCCTTAACTTCACGTGATGCTGAAAAGTATGTAGATGGAGAAGATGAAGTGATAGACTTTGAGTATCTTATCAACGAAGTAGCCCTGCTTAGAAATAAGTATCTGGGCATAATGAAAGGCCTAGACGCAAAACAGTGGCAAATGGGACATATTGTACGTCTCAGAACTGCTGGTATGGAAGATATCCAAGTAGATTAATCGTAACTCATTGATTTTACTAGGCGAAATAATGGTAAAATAATGGTAAAAAGGCTTGACATTTGGTACCTTTTTCCGTATAATAGATAGTATGAAAAGTCAAAAAGCAAACAAAAAAATCTTAAAAAAGTTTGCCCAAAGGCTTGACATTACTACCCAAAGGTAGTATAATTATTGTATAACTTAAACTGACACAACGGAGTTAATATGACACAGACTATCACAGTAAAGTACGGAGAGTACAGAAATCAACCAATCGTTAATCAACAATTTGAGTTGGTTAAGGGTTACGCAACAGGCAAACGCGGTGGATTCGTTACTGTCAAAAATGACGGTAAGTTTCCCCAAGTTCAAATTGCTAATGTTAAAATCAAAGTTAATAACATTAACGATATCACATGGGGAACTGAGAAACCAATTATGGCTAATCAAGCAGTTGAAGAACTAGCACCCGAGGTGACTGAAACAGAAACTGAGGCTATGGACAGAATCAAAACTAGATTCGACATCCTTGATGATATGGCTAAGGCTACTATCGCAGGCGACATTAGAGCAATGATCGTTTCAGGCCCTCCAGGTGTAGGTAAGTCTTATGGTGTTGAACAACAAATGGAGAAGGCTTCATTGTTTGATCAACTGACTAACAGCAGAACTAGGTATGAAGTTGTTAAAGGTGCAATGACTGCTCTAGGTCTTTACGCAGTTCTTTACAAGTATTCTGATGCTAAAAACGTTTTAGTGTTTGATGACTGTGACTCTGTTTTTCAGGACGATCTTGCTCTTAACATTCTTAAGGCAGCCCTTGACTCAGGCAAAAGCAGAAGGATTTGCTGGAACTCTGATTCTAGTCTTCTTAACAGAGAAGGTATTCCAAACTCTTTTGAGTTCAAAGGTTCATGTATCTTCATTACTAACTTGAAGTTTGAACACTTGAAGTCTAAGAAGTTGCAGGATCACTTAGAAGCCCTTCAGTCAAGGTGTCACTTCTTGGATCTGACTATCGACAGTGCTAGAGACAAAATGCTTAGAATCAAGCAGGTTGACAGAGACAGTGACGGTGGTTTGTTCAAAGACTACGACTTCAACGATGGTCAAGGTCAAGAAATCTTTGACTTCATGGAAGAGAATGCTCACAAACTTAGAGAAATCTCAATGAGAATGGCTCTTAAGATTGCTGACTTATTCAAAGTGACTGGTGTTAATAACTGGAAAGTGTTAGCAGAGTCAACTTGCATGAAAATCAGATAACTCTGTGTCAGGAGTTGGGGGCGGCTTAGGTCGCCCCTTTTTTATTACCGTTTTAATAGGTTAAGTGTACAAAAGGAAGTATAATATAAACATGCAAAAGATTGAATTTACATCTAAAGAACAAGTGATCTACT